GAATGCCAGGAAATGGTAGGTGTTGCTGAACTGGGTGCGATAGAGGCCATAGAAGTTATAAGGGGTATCGGACTCTTTGGCGGCAAAGACGATAAGGCAGGCGGGCCAGAAGGAATCGAAGGTGGCGCCGATGCCGTAGGTATTGAGCAGGGGATGGGTGACCTCGCTGTGGGTGTGCTGGCTGCTGGACTGGTCGGAGGTGTCCAGGACGATGCCGTTTATCTCATTGGATTTGAGGGCAAAACAGACTACGATGGGGGTTGGGGACTGGGGATTGGAGCCCACCCACCAGGTGGCTGCCATAGACAGGACATCGGCATAGGATACGAGCTGAGCGTTGGACCAGGAGTCGCCGTAGTCATGGCTGTAGTATTTCCACAGGACGTTCCCTGTGCTTCTGTAAAAGATATAGACCCTGGCGTCACAGGCGGCGATGGCACAGGGACCGGCACAATCGGCGGCTATTAGCTGCCAGTCGGAATAGTCGAAGAGCAGGGAGATAGGAAAGGAAAGGGGGAAGGAAGGCAGTCCGCCGTCATAGGGGTCCTTGATCTTCTGAAAGTAGAGACTACTGCCATCGGCTCTGATGCGATACATAGATTCCTGGCCGTCGAAGGCGATGCCGTGGTGGTTGTCGGACTCTGAGCCTTCATAGAGGCGTGACCAGGTGAGCCTCTTGATGCCCTGCTCGAAGTCGTAGATCGTAGCTTCTACGAAGGGTAAGCGGTCGGGCTTCTTCTGGGCGGCTTCAAGTGTTGCTGACAGAGTTCTCATTTCAGATTAACTGTGAAGGAAAGGATTCCTTCATACCTCGTTTACCTCCTGTAAGTTCTCATATTGAATCCCCTTCTTAGGGACTAGGGACTAGTCCCCGGTCTCCAATCCCTTTTTTGCAGCGAAGCTGCGAACTGTCGGCTTTCTTCTGGGCGGCGGTTAGAGTGTCGGATAAGGTTCTCATTGTTCATTGTTCTAAGTTATCCCATGATAAAGCCGAAGGAATGTGTTGCTGCTGCTGCGGCAGCAGTGGCATAACCTGATAGGAATACATCGTTAACAGTGTTATCAATCCAACATTCACAAATCAAACTGGCAGATTCAATTAAATGCCATACGTGTGAATCGCAAGTTCTTCCGCTAATATCATCACTGCTGCCATTCTTCCTTATACTTGTTACATGACCCCCGTTATCGGTGGGATAGCTTTCAAAAAACCCACCCACAGCACCACCGGGCAAAGCATTCATATCTGTCCAGGCTGAAGTAGTGGCTATACTATAATCGGTGGCATTTGTAATAAAGGTTGCCCCATCCGTGATATACCCATGCAGGAAGTGGTCAAGAGCAGTATTAGCGATTTTAGCTTCGCAAACCTGCGAAGCATCGCAGCCAATAATTACCCCGAAGCACCTGTGGTCTTTTATTCTTGATATACGGTTATCTGTGCTTCCATTTTTACGCATCCCCCCATTGCAGTATGTGCCGCTGCCTTTCTGTTCGAATATCAAACCAACAGCATCGGGGCACTCGCTAGAGCAATCAATATCTGTCCAGGCGCCCGTTGTTCCGAGTGATTTATCATAGGCGTTGGTAAAGAAGGAGACGCCAGTCGTAGTATATCCGACAATATAAACCTCGCAGTAGCTGGTGCTTTCAATGTAGCACTCAAAGATGTGGTTGGCATCAACTCCAACAGCAGCATAGCACTGTCGGTTGCGGTCAATATCATCGTGCCTGTTATCGGTGCTGCCATTCTTTCTTACCCCAAAATTCCAAAGAGTGCCGCCACCATTACTGTTCCAAAGATAAAGCAACACGCCTGTAACATCAGCACCAAGCCCTCCAACATAAGAATCTAAATCAACGTCAATCCAGGTTCCCGTAGAACCTGGACTGCACTCAACAGGCTCTATCCAATGAAATGTCTGTCCCATTATTTAATCCCTATTTCTTTAAGTTCTAACTTGGCTTTGCCCATAGCCTCTCGTATTTGATTGACTTCAATTAACGTCTCGTTAATACCATCCTCACGCTCAGCCAGTTGCGTTTCAGGTGTAAACTCATAATACAACCCATTGGCAATAGCCCAAGTTTCATAATCGCCCCACAATGCAGCTTTCGCTTCTCGATACTGAGCTTCTTCTTGAGAAGTAACACCGATGCTATGTTTCTTCTGGTAGAATGGTTTGGACAACTGTCCTACGGCTTGCTCATACTCTTTGTCCTTTTGTCTTTTGGCAACAAGCTGCTCTGACGTAAGCAGGCTATCTTTCTTTTGCTTATATTCTGTTTCCATCTGACTTCCTTTTTGCCTTTGGCAAATTTATTCAACTCCTCTTTGCACCTTCGGTGCCTTATGTCTTGGTGCATTTCAGGCTCAAGGTTACCCTTTCACAAGTGGCCACACTATCTACATTGAAGGCTAGGATATCGCCTGCGGCGATAGCTGTTGTCCAGCCAGTTAGTGTGGAATCCTGAGATTTCTGTGCTGAAGATAATGTAGGCTTGGCTGAAGCGGTGATGGTATCGGCAACCGTAGGAGGGAAGTTGGCGTAGGTATCCTTCCAGATGTCTATGACTATGCTTCCGCTCTGGTCGGCAAGCAAGGTTACCCGGGTAATGGTGCAGGCGAAGGGAATCTCCAGATGCCCTTTCTGTCCTGTGGTGATAGCCGAGCCTCCGCCGTCTATGATGAAGGTTAGAGTGATTACATTGCTCTGATGAGCACTACCATCGGCTTTATGGTCGTAGGCCCAGTTGGAGCTGATAGGATCCGTTGTTGCTCCATTGACAGGGGTATCGTCCACATCTGCCTGTCCTACAAGGGTATCATCGGAAACCTTGGCGTTAAGGTTGGCCTTGGTGTCGGCATTATGTTCTGCGCCTCCAAGATTGTGAGCTTTAGGGGTATGATCCTGGACTTGAGCCTTGGTGCTGCCCTCCAGCTTCTCTGAGTTATCCACAATGCCGTCATCATCGGTATCATAGACGGATTTGAGCATGTCGCCGCCACCGCCTGGGGTGGCAAACTCCAGGGCATCCTCGCCGGTATTAACCCTGGCATATTTGCCAGCTTGCCCTGAGTAAGATGAAGGAGTATCGGTCAATCCGAGGAATGTTGATACACCTTCGGCGCTGAGTTCTTTCCATGCCGAGCCGTTGTAGATATACCATTTATGCTCATCGTCGCGGTAGAACACCTGTCGTTCGACTGGAGAACCGGGGAAGCTGGTGTCATGAACGAGCTGGTGGCTCTCTTCGTCCAGCCACTCCGTCTTGGATAGTTCGTCGCCCACATCAATATGTTGTATGCCTGATTTAGCCATGGTTTCCTCCGTTCAATTAGGGGTTAGGGGCTAGGGGCTAGTGGCTAGTCTCCAGTCTCCAAGTTCAAGGTTTGTCCTTTCCATGGGGTTTTTTAGTAATGAAGACGCTGCCGGCTATGAGCATGATCATGCCCCAGAATTCGTGATTGGATGGGGTGAGGGTAAAAGGGCCGTGGATGAGCTCGTCGAGCACCAGGCCTGCTCCGGCTCCTGCCAGGGCGTAGCCGATGACCCGGTAATAGTACTTCTTAAATGTAAACATCAAATATCAAAAGTCAAAATGACAGATTAAAATGCAAAAAGTTTTGATTTTTGCTCTGTATCTTTGCGTTTTGCATTTTCATTTTTGATTTCCTTTGATGTGGCTGACTGTTCTGTCGCCGAACCACCAGAGGATGACGCCGCAGGCCAGGGCGATGAACCACTGCGGGGCGTCAATTCTTTCCACCACCACCTGGGCGATGACGGCGGCAAAGATGATGGTAACAACGGGTCTGGTGACGGCTCTGAACGTGTCTCCTAGAGTTTTCATGTTTCTGGTCCGCACTTCAAGACACTTTGAGATTGCCACGTCGCCTTCGGCTCCTCGCAATGACATTCGCAGGATGCACTGAGAGGCGATTTTAAGCCCCTGAAATTTGTTTTCCGACTCCATAACTCATAAAGGTTGTTTTCCCCTCCTTTTTGAGATTGCTTCGTCCCCTTCGCTTCGCTCAGGGCTTCGGCTCATCTGCTCCTCGCAATGACATTTTGGTCACACTGTAAATACTGCGATGACTACGGCATCCCTGGGATTGCCTCCCGGGATGGCGACGATGACCTGTCTTCCTGTTATCATATCGGCGGTGTCGATGTTGCGTGCCACGCTGATGGTGTCGAAGTATGTCGTGAGGGATCCTGCTAGCTGGACGCCAGCCTGGTAGTTGACGTCATCGAAGTTCTTCAGAATGCCTATTTCTAACATAAATCAAACATCAAAATGACAAACTAAAATGTAAAAATTTTGCCCTTTGCATTTTAATTTTTAATCTTCCGTGTAGAGCTCCTTTGTGATCACCCGGCTGGTGATGGCTTTGAGCTTCTTCTCGTAGCGGGCGAGCCTTTGCTGGCCCCACTTCAAGAAGTTGATGGTGGCCCACTTGCCGGCGATGGTGGCTCTATCCACGGTGTAAGCCGATGCCGATGTGGCTAAATATCCTGTGGCTCCCAGGACGATGATCTCCTCGAACTGCTGGGGGATAGCGGAGCTGCGGCAGGTCCAGGTGGCCGTGTTATCGCCCACCGTGCCTCCGGCCGTGGTGGGCCAGCTTGGCTCTGAGGCGTCCGATGTGCCTGCGGTGGTGCACTCATACCAGAAGCCGTTAAGGGTGGTGGGGACGACTATGTCTCCCTTGACGTAGGCTGTGCTGGCTGCCCAGGCTGTAGCGCCGAGAAGGGTATGCCGCTTATGCCACCTGACACGGGCGTCGTCTCCGTTGCCTTCGTCGGTCATATGGAGCTTATCAGCCCAGATCTCAAAGCGCTGTAAGTTTTTGGGCGTATAGCCAATGGGGAACTCCACTGACTGTACGCTGAGCAGGTCGGTCAAGCTTGATATATCAAGCTCCTTATCGTCATCTGTGGTGGCGATATCGTCCTGCTGCTGCAAGGGATATGCCAGGGAGAACTCCCTGACCACCCTGTCGATGGCTCCGTCCA